TCTAATATCTAGGTACCAACAATGACCTTCTTCCATATTAACAATAACTTTAGAACCTGTTGTTGACCAACTTGTAAACTCTACATTAGGATTAGTTTTAATAGGAATATGTATTCTCATTAACTTACCATCTTGTATACCTACATCTGGATCAACTTGGTCGGTGTGTCTTTCTAGTTCACCACCACCAGGTTTTAATTTCATAAATCTAACTCTATGTATTTCTGTTTTAAATTCACCTAATATCTTTTCTACTAGAGGAAACTTTTGTCGCCAATCAGTATCTTGCATTTCAAATACTTCATCTTTATTTTCTTCTTTCCACTTCTTATTCATTTCAATAGGTTTAGTAATAAATCTATAATCGTTTTTATATCCTCTTAATGATATAGCAGACCAAGACTTTGCCTTATTGTAATTAGAATAATGATTTGTATCTTCTATATTCATTTCTTCTAGTTGTTTTGCGATTTGTTTTGTTATATCCGTAAAACCTAAACTTAAAGGTTTGAGTGTATAGTTCTCATATTTAGGAACGGTAGGGTGTGTTCTATCTTCAAATACTTGACCTGCATTTCTGAAATAAACACCAACAATATCTGCGACAGAAGAATACTTAACACCTATTTTTTCAAAATGTGCCTCACTAGCGATTGCCTTATCTTGTCCATTCTCTTCGTTGATGAATAACCATACATTGTTATTTGTATAGTAAGTGTCGTCTAATAATGTTGTGATAATATTTCGTCTATCAAATTCGTCTGAATATCCTAGATGTTTAATATGAATATCGCCAGGTTGTTTCTCGCCTAATACTACACCAGGAAACATATTAATTTTAGATTTAACTTTTACTTCTGTCTTATGAATAATACCTTTGCCTAACAAGTGCAATTCATCTTTAGATAATGCGTCTGCTATGTTATTCTTTTTAAACTTGCTCATTTCGTGCTGAGCATATTCGTTATAACTTGTAAATCTCTTTTCTAAATCTTTTAAATAGTCAAGTTCAAAACCTTTTTGCCAAGGTTTTAGTTCTTTGCTTTGACTTGTTTCTGATATCGTTTCCATTTTTCCATCTCCTTTTCAGCTTTCTTATACGCCATATCTAGTTTCAGTTTGCTGACTTTCTGAACCATTAAAATACCTGCCTGATGGTCGTATTCGTGTTGACATACTCTACTCATCATACCATCTAATTGTGCCTCTTTTAAGTCACCGTTCTCATCTTCGTACTTCATTGTAACTTTTCGAGGTCTACTAATATTAACAAAAAGAAATGGGAAAGTCAAGCAGCCTTCTTTCATCAATACTTTATCTTCACTTTCTGTCATAATTACAGGATTAAACATTGCAAGTTTTAAACCTTTTTCAATAGATTGATGGTCACCTGCAACAAACATATTGAAAGGTAATCCAATTTGTATAGCACTTAAACCTATACCACCATACCTGTGCATAAGTTCAAACATACCTGATACTAATTCTTTTCTATCTTTAATACCATACTCTTCTAACATATGGTCTTTGAAAGGTGCTACAGGTTGTCTAACTCTAGGATCCTGTGGTGGTATTAATTCGTATGTAAATGTTTTAGGATTTGCACCTTTTCTTATTTCTGCTGTTGTTTCTTTAGCAGGCGCTACTTCTGCTTTTGTTTCTTCTTTTGTTACTTCTATTTTATCAGACATCTGTTATCCTCGTAAAGTTTTGGTATTTCTCAAATTTAATTATATTAGTAAACTTATCAAACATAATGTCACCTTTATGTGATATAATATAGATGTTTTCTTTTGTAAGTGTTTTGATAATCTTAAAGAAATCATCTGTTCCTTGACCATCTAAACTACTATCAAATATTTCATCTAGTATTAGTAAGTTTGTATTAACACTATTTTTCATCTTTGCAATACTACGCCAAGTAAATAATAGTGCTAAGTCTATTCTCATTTTTTCACCTTCACTAAAGTTATTATAGTTAAAGGTGTCCATATGTCTACTTTTTACCGTCTCTTTAAACTCTTCATCTAAATGAAACGATACAAAGAAATCCATTGATTGTAAGTATTGATTAATTAGTGTGTTCATAACAGGCAGATATTTTTTAATAATTTGTGCTCTTGCGCCACTATCATCAACTATCTGTCTTAATACATCAACATACTTTTTGTCATCAATAACTTGGTCTCGTTGTTCTTTTGTAACAACTAATTCTTGTTTTAGTTTAGCAATCTCTTCTTTTATATTTAGGCCTGACACATCTTCAACTCTTAACTTTTCTATTTCATCTTCTAGTCTATCTGAATATCTTTTGAGTTCATCAATAGAAGTATTAAGTTTTGCAACATTAGTTTCTATATTTCTAATTCTATCAGATACCGTATCTAGTTCACCTATCTTTTCTTCGTGTTTTGTAATCTCACTTAATAGTTTCTTGTAACCATCTTGTAGTTTTGATACTTGTTCTTTTTCTTCATTAACTTTTTTCTGTCTAAAATCACTTTGTATCTCCTGTGTACAAACAGGACAAGATGTATTCTCTTCAAAAAACTTCAATGCCTTTTTATGTGTTTTTAAATTCTGGTCTATCTTTGCTTCTAACTTTTGTAATTGTGTCATCTTTGTAGACACTTTAGTTTTATCAGTTATCTTTAATTGATTTTTAGTTATCTCTTTGTTTAGACTTTCAATTCTAAACATATAATCTCGTTTATCTTGTTGTGCCTTTTCTATATCTTTTTGTTTTAAAGATATCAGGTCTGTATCTCTCTTTGATAATTCATTATAATGTTGTTCTTGTAGTTCAACTTTGTTTTCAATTAAATCTACATTGTGTCTTAATGTAGTAATCTCTTTTGTTAACTCTTGTTGTCTACCTCTTAATAATATATTCATACTTGCAAATACTTTAATATCAAGTATCTCTTCAATAACATCACGCCTATAACTTGCTCTCATCTTCATAAATGGTTCATATGAAGAAGAACCTAGAATTACAACTTGACAAAATGACCTGTAATTCAGTTTCATAATATTTGTTTCAAGGTACTTTTGATAATCTACACCACTTGCATTTTGATTTATTAAAACACCATCTTCATATATTTCAAATACATTAGGTTTGATACCTCGTCTTACTTGATAATTTTTAGGACCTACACTAAACCAAACTTCGACCATACTATCTGCGTTATTAATAGTATTAATCATCTGGTCTTTTTTAATAATTCTGTATGGTTTATTAAACAAAGCAAAACACAATGCGTCTAGCACGGTTGACTTACCAGAACCATTTTTACCTATGACTAGTGTTGTTGGGTGTTCTCTTAAATTAATTTCAATCGGCGTGTTACCTGTACTTAAAAAGTTACGCCAAGTAATCTTTTGAAAAATTATCACTTATCTTGTACCTCGTGGTATAACTCTTTCACAATAGAGTTCATTTTTGATTTATCTAATTCAGTATCTAAACTATCAATATAATTTTGTAAGAAAGTTAAAGTATCTTCACCTTGGTCTATAACATTAACATCAGCACTTGCATTAATATTAAAACTATCTTCAATGATATTTACTTCATATGTGTTTATGTCGTTATGTAATCTATCAATAAACGCACCAAACATATTAGTGTCTGTCTTTTCTTCTACAAAAACTTTTATATGACAATCGTTATATTCTGATATATCTTTTTGTAAATAGTTTTCTTTTGTATCATTGTATATAATCTTCTTAAACATTTTAATTGGATTAGATACTCTTGTCAGTTCTCTTGTTTGAGTATCAAATATATGAAAACCTTTAGGACAATTATAATCAGACCAAGTAATCTCGTATTGAGTACCTAGATAATAAATTGTTCCGTTGTCTGATTTTCTATGAAAGTGTCCTGATAATACTTTTTCAAATCTATTAAATTGAGACATATCTAAACCGTGGTCGTTAATATGTCCTTTGTGCATTTCAAAACCTTTAATCTCTAAATGACCCATTGCAATTTGAGCATTTGAGCTATCAATTGCGTGTATACTTTCTTCTTCAATATCGGGTGCTATCCAAGGTAAGAATAATATATCAAGTCCGTCAAAGTTAACCGTCTTTGGTTTCTCGTAAATAAAAGGTTCGTTGACACCATCAAAAGTTGTAATCAATTGTTGCATTGCATTTACATTATTAGTATTACGATAATAAGTATCGTGGTTACCTAATATAATATGTGTATCAATCTTCTCATTCCATAGTCTCTTCCAAAACTTTTCTTGGAAGTTGTGAGAAGTATTGTAATTGATAAACTTTCTTCTATCAACAACATCACCTAAATGAATAAGTGTTTTAATGTTATGTTCCTGCAAGTACGGAAAAAATACTTCATCATAAAAACGATTGAAATATTTTATAAACGCAGGACTATCGTTTCGAGCACCGAAGTGCGTATCGTTCAGTAGTGCTATTTTCATTATAATACATCATCAGGTGGCCATTTGGTCGCCTTCAATTTATCTTTTGCCTTTAGTTTTAATTTCTTTAAATTTCTCAAATCGAACCAAGACTTCCAACTTCGGTCCGTATTTCGTTCCATTTCTTTTGTTAAGACTAGTTTCTTCAAGTCTTTATGCTTTTGTTTTTTTGTCATATATAAAGTCCTCTAGGTTTGCTTTTGCTTTTCTAACTCTTTTCTTTTTCGCACCTTTAGGTTTCACTTGTTTTGTTTCTGTTGTGTCTTCTTCTTTAGGTAAGTTCTTTTGTAAAAATTCTGTAAACTGGTTCTTAAACTCTCTATCATCACCTGGTTGTAATGCCATATCATCATAGTTTGCTTCACTAATCAATTTTTGTTTGATTGTTGTTTGTTTCTTTTCTTTTTGTATTCGTCTTATAAACGCATAATATATTATTTGCGTAAAATAAGCAAATGGATTTTTAGACTTTGCAGGATTAAAGTTATTTAAGTATTGCAAACAATTTTCAATACCATCAGATATCATATCGTCCCGAAAAGTGTAGTTAATAAAATTAGGTCGATAAGATAAGTGATTCGCAATCTTTAAAAAACACTCACCTATGTAATTAGTAACCGGTGGGTTCTTTCTATTACGAGCCTTCGCCTTATCACATTTCTCTTTATATTCAGTCATTGCCTGAAGAAAGAGTTTGTTATCAACATAATGCTCTTTTTTAGTTGTACTTCTTCTTGCCATAATTATTATCTCACTATACTATATTTTGTAGTTAAGGTCAAGCACCTACATAATTTTTGCCGTTTCTGATATGGACGCTTGACAAGTTTAATTTTTGATGTTATATTCAGCGTGTGCTGGGTTGCTAGAGAATAGCTATAGGTACTAATATTAATGTAAAGTTTCTTTAGTCTTCTTTTTAAATTGTTCAAAATCATCAAATATATCCTCAAACTCTTCTCGCTCGGACGGCGACATCATTTCACGGTCCATTAATTTTTTTGTTCTCTCATTTTCTTCTCTTCGGATTAGTTTATCATAAGTGTTATAATCTACGATAACTGCCCTATAAGATTTAATCATTTCTTTACTTGCATTTGTGATGGTCATAATTTTATCTTTAGGAATAGTAATATGTTTATCGTTAGTGTATCCTGCCCATTTGACTAATGCTATATAATCTTTAATACCTATGTTCGTTATTTGTGGAACATATTTAATCTCTAATGGTTTATCTAAAGTGATGAGTGGTTGCTTTTGTTCAGCGTGTGCTATTTCACACACAATATCAGTACCATTAATCAACTTAATTACTTTGATTTTAGTAGTACCGTCTTTGTTGACTTCGGCAGAATTTGACATATATTACTCCTTTAGTTCAACATTGTGAATTTCGTAATCGAAACTCTCCTCGTTGTATATATTTATTCTTTCTTTAAAGTGTTGTAGAGTATAATTCTCTTTTTCGTTGTAACTGACATCATCTGCTATATCATATAAAGTCGCATTTGTCTTGTTATCTCCTAGTCGCAAACCACGACCAATAGATTGTAGATTTCTTATCCTACTCTTACTAGGACTAGAAAAAATAATATTATGTAGGTTTCGTATATTAATACCTGTGGAAAATGTTCCATAACTGGCGATAATAATTGCGTTATCCGACTTTTCAGTAATCGCCCTAATTTGTTCTCTATCATCTGCTGATACTCCTCCGTATACAAAGAAGACTTTACGATTGTCTTCTACTTTTTTCTCAATGAGTTCTTGTAATACTTTACCGTGTTTCTCTACATATTGAAACAATAGTAATGTATTACCTTGTAGACCATTTGTCAAGTTCGTTATATATTTATTTCTTGCTTTACTAGCACATAAAAAGTCCATTTCTTCTTGGTAGTTCTTATCTTTTAAGAAGTCTTTAGAGTTTTTACCGTGTTGTAATATTAGACAATGTATTTTAAAATCGGCAAGTTGTTTCTTTTCAATCAAGTCTGTTGTTTGTGCAACTCTATTAACAGCACCAAACAAACCTTCTAATACTAATTTATGCGTTTTAGAACCATCTAAAGTACCTGTCATACCTATTCGATACTTACAATTAGTCATCTTTGTCATTATTGTTGTTAATGACTGGGATTTAAATAAATGTGCT